AGACTCAGCTCTTTAACGCGCTTGTCGAGCTACATCACCGCTACGCTCCCAGGGCGATTGCTCTCGATGATCGCGGATTGCCTAACTTGGGTAAGCGACTCAAACTTGCAGGCTTCCCGGTCTGGCAATTGTGGACCAAAGAAATCAGCGCTGCTTGCTCAATTGTCTACTCGATGTTTGCTAACGGCGAGGCGAAACACAACAACGACCCGCTTCTAATTGTCCAAAGTCCTAAGGGAATCGCTAAGTATTCAGGCGAGAGTTGGTTCATCTCACGCAAAGAATCGCTAGGCGAGATTGATGCACTGATGGCAACAGTTATGTCGCTTTACGTGAGTTCAAGAGCGGAACACGCTGCAATTGGTGTATTCTAATTGCTGTATTGCACTTAGACTAGGAACTTATGGCTTCCCTTTGGCAAAGAATTTTCGGCGGAGAGATTGAAACTCGCGCTGCGCAACCAACTGTCCCAACCCGCACTCCCGCTGTCGTTACACCGGATACTGCGCTTACCCTAACGGCGGTTTACCGCGCGGTGCAGATCATAGCTAACCCGATTAGCAAGATGCCTATCGACACCTACCGGTTCGCTACCGGTATCGAGCTAAAGATTGAAACTCCGGTGTTGGTGAACAAGCCTGACATCAACAGCAACAAGCGCGACTTCCTATTCCAGACTGTCACTAGCCTGGCACTTGAAGGTAACGCTTTCTGGTTCAAGAACTACGGCTCTAACGGACAGGTAAACAACCTGACCATCCTCCCAGCTTCCGCTGTATCTGTTGCCTGGAAGAACGACCAGAACATCATGGACGGCGTTGAATACTCCTACATGGGCAAGACCTACACCAACAGGGAAATCGAACACCTAAAGCTTTTCAGCAAGACCGGTAACTTGCGCGGACTCTCGCCTATCGAGACTTGCCGACCAGACATGTCCGCTGCTCTCGACCTGAGGGACTACGCAAAGAATTGGTTTACTTCGGCAGGTGTGCCTACCGGCATCCTAAAGACCAATCAAGCGCTAAACGCCGAGCAAGCGGACACCGTTACTAACAATTGGCACAATAAGCAACAGAACAGACAGATTGCGGTATTGGGAAATGGTTTCGACTATCAACAAGTGGCTCTCTCTCCGCGTGAAGCCCTATTTACTGACATTGTTGAGCAGAACACTGTTTCTATTGCTCGCCTTTTCGGCGTTCCTGCTCGTTTGCTTATTACTACTGTTCCTGGCGGTTCTGACACTTATACGAATCTGCAAGACGAGAATCAGGTCTTTTATCGCCACACGCTGATGGCATACACCGATGCAATCACGGATGCACTGAGCAACTGCCTACCTAGAGGCACCAGAGTCGAGTTTGACTATGCTCACCTATTCCGCGCCGATGTTGAGACTCGCTACACATATTACTCAACCGGTATTGCAGCAGGCTTCCTATCTACCGAGGAAGTCCGAGAGAAAGAGGGACTGAATGTCTGAAATTGAAACTAGAGCTTTTGAAGCTCGCGCTGATCTAGAGGAAAGAACTATTGTCGGGCTTGCGGTCCCTTATGGGCAGACTGCTGACATCGGTGGAATGTATCAGGAGCGTTTCGCACCAGGTGCAATTGCTTCTATCGAAGATGTCAAGCTGTTCTACGGGCATGAGGAGCCAATTGGCAAAGTCGTAGAGGGTAGGGACACCGAGGCAGGCTTCGAGATCATCGCTAAGGTATCTGACACCGCTAGAGGCAACGAGGTGCTAACCCTTATGCGCGATGGCGTTCTAAACAAGTTTTCGGTGGGCTTCATTCCTGAGGAATCTCAGAAAGACGGCTCAACGATTACACGCACGAAGGTATCTCTAAAAGAGGTTTCTGTCGTGCCTTTTCCAGCCTTTGCAGGCGCAAACATAACCGAGGTTCGCGAGGAGCAGACAGCTCCGGAAGCGGAACTCACTAACGAACAAGAAAAGAGAACTATGTCTGAGAACATGGAACTTGAGGTTCGTTCTGTAATGGACGAGGTTGCAGAATTGCGCCGCGTTGTAGAGGCAGGACTTACCCCATCCGCACCAGCAGCCATCGCTCCGGAAATCCGTAGCCAGGCTGAATTCGCTAAGGCGCTTCTAAAGGGTGACGAAAGTGCAAAGCAGCTTGCTCGCACCGCTTCTGACTCTGGCGATGCAGCACTACTACCAGCATTCATCGGTTACGTTGACACCTTGATCAACAACAACCGCCCAACCGTTTCTGCTTTCTCTCGCACCGCTCTACCAAGCTCCGGCTTGACTGTCGAGTATGCGAAGATTGACAGCAACACTTTGGCAGTTGGCGCTCAGGACCCTGAGAACGAGGCTCTAAGCTTCGGAAACCTAACCTTCGAGACTGTAACCGCTAACGTAACCACTTACGGCGGATACACCAGCTTCTCTCGCCAGTATGTTGAGCGTGCTTCTATCAACACCTTGAACGAGGTCTTTAGAGGTCTATCTCTTGCTTACGCGAACACCACCAACACCGCTCTAGTGACCGCTCTTGGCGCTCTAGACTGGACTGGCAAGGTATTCGATGCAGATGGTGGCACTCCAAGCTCTCTAGCCGAGGGTATCGCTAACGCAACTGCTTACATCTACACCAACAGCGGTCTACGCCCAGAGTTCATCCTCACCGGCACTGACGGCTACGTGAAGTTGGCTAAGGTTGCTGCAACCGATGGTCGCTTGGCTCTATCTGCTAACGGAGACGGAAGCAACACCGTTGGCGCAGTAAACATCCCAGGTCTATCTGGTCAGGTATTTGGCTTGCCAATCATCGTTGACCCAGCAATCGGCACTGGCGTTGTCTACTTGGCTAACAGCACCGCAGTAGCGACTCACGAGTCCGCTGGTGCACCTGTTCGCCTAACCGATGGTGACATCACCACCTTGACCGACTCTGTATCGGTTTACGGCTACATGGCAATCACCATGCCTCGCCTAGGCGCAATCGTCAAGCTAGACGTTACCGCTTAGTAGGTATCCAAATGAGCGCAAACATCACCGTAGCTGATCTACAAGCTTATGTAGGCACTGATGAAACAGGAGCATTCATGACTTCCTGCGTAACCTTTGCTAACCAGCACGTAGGAAACTATGTCGGTGCTGTTGAAACTGTTCCAAGTGAAGTGATGCACCAGGCGAAGCTAATCTGCGCCTCGGAAATCTTTCACCGCAGGAGCGCTCCTAACGGTATTGCTCAGTTTGCAAGTATGGACGGAAGCCCTATGAGGGTCGCAAAAGACCCTATGGCTTCTGTCTATCCTTTGCTACTGCCTTATGTCGGGTATGGGGTCTAGTGACTAACGAAATCACACTAACGAAGCAGGAATTCAAGCTTGACTTGGATGCTGCCGGGCTAACCGTTCTGGACTATGTTCCGGAGCGAATTGTCCCGCCTATTGTGATTATCAACAGCGCTAACCCCTACCTGACTCCTAGCTCGCTAGGTAAGGAATATGTAATGAGTTTGGAGCTTGTGATTGTTGCTGCAACTGCAACTAACAAGCAGGCTACTGAGAAGCTGGATGAAGCAATTGCTGACGTGCTAACCGCGCTGTTCAACATTCGCTACGCCAGAACTCTCAGAGTCGCAAACCCTTACAACTTGCAAACTAACAATGCCGAATACCTGGCAACGACTGTCAACGTCGAAATAGAACTTACGATCTAAAGAAAGGGCTTCCATCATGGCAGCTTCAACGCGTATTCAAGCGCAAAACATTATCTTCAAAATTGGCTCAACTGCTTACGAGTGTGATGCTACGATGGTAGACCTACAGCTCGGTGATGCACCTGGCGATGTTCAGACCTTCTGCGAGCAGCGTGTTGGTGGCGAGTGGGCACTAACCCTAGAGGGTATCGTTTCTGGCGATGCTGCATCTCTTTACCGAGTGCTATGGGCTAACTTCGGAACTACCGCAGCTTTCACCATCGCTCCTAACGGCAACAGCACCGCTTCCAGCAACGAGCCTCACTACGAGGGAACTGTGAAGTTCAACGAGCTTCCACCGCTATCCCTAACCAGCAACAACACTTCTACCTTCTCCGTAACCCTTCGAGTAGACAACGCTGTGCATGACCCAGCTGAGGACATCTACTACGGCGTGGAGATCGTAACCGCGTAACCTCATGGAGCAATCCGGAGTCAAAGTCAAGGGACTGCGAGCTGTAACAAAAGCGTTGCAGAATGTAGGAGTTCCAAACAAAGAGATAACTGATGCAGCTAAGAGATCAGCTGACAGGGTTGTCAATGAGGCAAAGACTTTGGCTCCGGTTCGCTCAGGAGCTTTGCGAGACTCAATTCGCATCGCTGCTAGGGCTACCGGGCGAGTTTCAATCAGTGCCGGTAACAACGGGCGAGTCCCATACGCAAACCCGATTCACTGGGGTTGGTTCAAACGCAACATCAAACCACAACCTTTTTTCATAAAGGCAATAGGATTGACACGCAACGATGTCTACCAGGACTACTTGCGCGAACTAGAACAACTTATTGTTAGAGAAACGGCGAAGGCGAGAAACGCAGATGATTAAGATTGAGGAACTAACCCTCGGTGAAATCGAGGAAATGGAATTGATGCTAGGAACAGGCTTCGATGAAGCCCTAGCAGACGGCAAGCCAAGAGGCAGAACTCTCCGGGTGCTGTATTACATCTTCAAGCGCCGGGAACTACCTGGCTACAAGTTTGAAGAAACTGAAAAGCTAACGCAGAAGGAAGCAATCGACTTCCTAACTGCTGATGCAAAAAAAGAGTAAGAGAGGAAGCTGCTGATCGCATCGCAAGATTCAGCCTGGCAACAGGGCTTGCACCTAGCGAAATCAGAAGTCTGACTCTCACAGAATTGGCAGCGTTTAGAAAAGTGCTAGAGGAGCGGAACAGATGAGCTTAGTTCTCAATGTTGAAATCTTGGGAGAGTTCAAGAAGCTCACCAACGCAACTCAGGGCGCTGCAAAAGACCTAAACGGACTAAACAGCACTGTCGGCAAAATCTCCAAGGGAATGAAGACCGCTCTAGGAGCTATCGGTCTAGGTTTCTCCCTCAGTATTGTTATTGACCAGCTGAAAGAGGCTTCTAAGGCTGCGATTGAGGATGTCAAGTCTCAGGAGCTACTAGCTCTATCCCTAAAAGCCAGCACAAACGCAACTGACAACCAAATCACTGCGGTTGAGAAGATTATTGGCAAGTATCAGCTTCAGGCTGCTGTCGCTGATGACCAGCTTCGCCCGGCATTTGCCAAGCTAACGCAATCAACCGGTGATCTAGAGGAGTCCAACAAGCTTCTAGGCATCGCGCTAGATGTCTCCGCAGGCTCCGGTAAGTCTCTCGATGCTGTAACTCAGGCGATGTCCAAGGCTCTTGAAGGTAGCACCGGAGCGCTAGAACGCCTTCTGCCGGCAGTAAAGGGAGTGGATGACCCTATCGGCTTCCTAGCCCAGCAATTCGCCGGAGCTTCCGAAGCAGCAGCTAACACTGACC